GACTGGGAACCTGAACACACCGCTGCCTAGGGTGGCTTCACCTATGACTGCACTGGTGGCTCCGAGGATGTTCCCTGTGTACTTGTAGGTCTGTGTGCTACGTCCTGTGGGTGTACACTCAGCCGTGAAGTACCCTGAGGTGTCATACTGTAACTCCCAGAACTTAATCTGGAGGCGACCAGCGGATACCACTGCCTTACCATCCCCGGAGTTTTCCTTGAGGGTTGGTGAGGAGAACCTGTAGGTCATATTATACGTCTGCCCTAACCACACCGGGGTGGTCGAGTAATCGCCAGTGGCGGTCACTGAGACGCCTGTTCCTCCTGTCTGGAGTTTCGTCCCGACAGGTAAGGTGGTTGTCTCAGGGGACGTATAGGGGCGCACAACAGCCACCATGTCTCCATCCGAGGAATACGGAAGTGTCCATGTGGTGGTGTTGGTCCCGGCGTCGTATACAACAGACACATCGGCGTTAGCATTCGAGACCTTGCGATCGAGCAGGAACTCGAAGTCCCCGTAAGGGTCTACACGTCCCGGCTCAACGCCCATCTTCTCCAGATACACTGCGTCAGCGTACTGCACGAGGAAGTAGGCATCAGTGCCAATGAAGTCCACGTTCAGGATTACAGCATTATCCGAGAACTCAAAATAGTTCCATGCTGACTGGAGCTTCTCATTCCCTGTCCAGTAGTACTTGTAGACGAAGACCCGGTTCGGGTAGGTCGATGACAGGGCCACAAGAATGTCTTCGTTCGTGGCTACGGCCAACTTGAACACACCCGACGGGAGGTACTTAGGAACGTGGGCAGTGATGTCGGCTGCATCATTATCAGCCCCATCACCCATGCTGAAGTACTCTCGGACACCTGAATAGCTGCCCTTGTCTGTGACGAAGTAGACGGTTCGTCCAGCACCTACCGGCCTGACGCCTGAGGCACTCTCGAACTCTGTCAGAACCTTCACCTCTTTCAGCCCAGTGCTATCGTTCTTCTCAAGGGAGAACTGCGTCTGGTCCGAGAATAGGAGAACCTGCTCATTGAACGGAACCGCGTGGTTCAGTATGGACACCTTCGTGTGGGAAGCTGCGGTATCGATCACATCACTCTCCACCACGGTTGTCACGGTGGACACGAAGAAGGTGAAGAACTCACCGGCCCTCGATTGGATAACATTATCATCCGACAGGAACGACAGGCGGTTATCCTCGAAGAACACGTCGTTGATTGTGTTACCTATGAAGGATGGGTTCGGGGAACTATTAAGGTCCCCTACTGTGCGGTCTCCCCATGTAACTTCTTGGAACGTGAAGTCACCACCCGGCTCCCTCACCAACTGGTGAGGAAGTGTGGCACCGTTTAGCTGGTACTCAATTCCGGGAGCAACAGTCTCAACCCACACGCCTTCATCGAAGGTGGAGTTGTCGTTGTTCGTCTCGAACTTCACATAGTAGTTATCGAAGCTGGACGTATTGTCACCTTTGACCTCTAGGATGTACCCATCCGGGGCAATCGTGGGCAGGTCAGAGAACCGCTGGACGACATCTGTAGCCACCCGCATCTGCGAGTTACTGCGACTATCGCGTATCTGGCAGTCGAAGGTGGTGGCATCATCCTTCACAATCCATATCGTGGAGGACGACTGTTCAACCGTGAACCCGGTAGGACCATGATAGTCCCACACCGCGCTTCCATCGGAGATACCCGTGCCGGTCCCTGTGGGGCCACCAGAGCCAGCAGAGGTGCCAGCGGTGGTGCAGATGTAGGCGTTACCTCCATTCTCTCTTAGGGCGTCAACGGCATAAGCCGTGCTGATCGCCCACGCTGTAGGGTTAAGCTGCGACGTAAGGTCAGACACTAGGTCGTCTGCAATGGTGGTCGTCTTGAGGGCACCTGAGCTACCTGTGGAGTATGATGCTTTCTCATATCCATCAATGTCCACGAAGTAATCTGTCTCGTAGTTCGCAACCTTTACGAAGACAAGCGCCTCGCTCCCACGGGAGGTACTGAGGGTTGTCTCCATAGCTGCTGTGACGGAGTTGTTAGCGATGAACGTGAAGTCAGCCACCGTCAGTGCCTTGAAGTTATTCACTGGGTCCGTCGCTGTCAGGTATCCCTTACCATCAGGGAAGTTTACCGTCTTGGACGTCCCATCGAGATCGTAGACCGCAAGGTCACCGTTAGTGATGACGACCTGATACCGCTCATTTGTGTCTCTGTTGATCGTATGGATGTGGGCCGCACCTAGGGTCCCTGTTTGGACCTTCGTGACGTGCTGTGTGGGCGGGCGTTTGGTTAGCCCCTCGACCACTGACGGGAATGCGTTGATCTGCACCTCACCCTGTGAGGGGTTCCGTAGTGCGGCTGGCTGCTGGCTTATCCCGTTGATCAGGTTAGGGATGGATGTAGAGATCACACTGGAACCCATGTCGGTTACCTCCGTAGTAAGATGGCGATGGGATCACCACTATCGAAGAAGGTGGAGTCCGCGTTGTCGGTCTGGGTGGCGACTAAGGTGGCTCGTGCGCGGGCTTCTTCCTGACCTGTGAAGGTATGGAGATCGCCGGATGATACGAGTCTGTCTTGGAACACACGGGCTGCGCGGGTAGTGATGTATCTACGCGCTGCCTCGGGCAAATCCTCGAACGCCAGTCCGATAATCATGTCTACATAGACGGCATCCGTGAACACGAATGTGTGGTCAGTCCTGTTATACAGGCGGGTGCCACGCTGCGTCACATCAGCCAACGGGTGGTGAGTGCGGTTCGCGTCTACGGACAAGCAGTTGGATGGTACAGTGACATACCCGTCGCCATCTAAGGCAAGCGTGTAGGCTATCTCTGTATTGAAGTGCCATCCCTCGGTCTGAACGTCCTTGGATACTTCTTCCAGTACACTCTTCGCTATGGAGGCATCAACGATGTTGTCAGCACTCAGGCTGTTAATCGGTGCCTCGCCAATGGATTCGAGGAGGATGTTCACCGCTTCGAGGGATGTCGTTGGGCTTAGATTTGTTAGGGACATTCAAAGAACCTCAGGGTGGATAAATTAGGGATCAAAAAAAAGGGGAACCCCACGAGAGGGTCCCCCTTAATTCGTTTATCAGAACTGCAATTAAGCGGTTTTGATTTCAACGGCGCACTCAGGACGCAGGATGCCGTGACCAACCGAGTACTTACCAACCATCATGTCGCCTTGGTACATGATGTGGAAGTCGGGGCCGGACATTTCCATCGCGAGGTCCATCAGCTTCACCGTGCCGGCGGCTTCTTTACGCCACACAACCGAAGCCGTGTTCGTGAAGTCACCCGTGTAGGTGTTCTGCTCACCAGTCGTCGCAGCCGCGACGTTCGTGGACGGCATGTTGTTGGACTTCACGAGCGAAGTACCAGCAACCTTGAAGATTTCGCCGTCAGCATAGACGCCGCTTCCACCCCAGTCCTTGTTCAGGAGTTTGGTGGTCTGCGCCAGCAGGTAGTACTGAGCCGGAGCGACCGCTGCATAGCGTTCGCCTTCAGGAACGTCTTTCTCATCGAGAACCTGATTGGCATCGAAGATTGCGCCAGCGAGAACTTCGCCGTCAGTCTTCGCCAATGAGGTTATGACCGAGCCGCCGCCGTAGCCCGAAGCAACAGTCGCGGACGCACGGGCAGCGAGAACGAGAACACGGCCAATGCGCGTGTCCATTTCTTTCGCCAGAGCAACGCCGAGTTCGTTCGAGTAGATCGAGCGGACATCGTAGTGGTTCTTGGCTTCTTCCAGATCGTAGATGAATACGTCAGCAATCAGCAGATCATCAATCTTGATCGTGCGCTGGTTGTGTTCGATCTGGTTGCTACCAACGATGGGCGTACCAGCCGTGTGATAGCGGGCTGTGGCTTTCCAAGTGGCAGGGAAGTTCGCGCTCTTGCCCGAGGTGATTGTACGCATGAGGTGCTTGTCAGCGAAGACAACATTCTCCTCGAACGCGGTCAGAACTTCGCCAGCAAACTGCTCCTCGAAGAGGGCGTTGTCGGCGGTCCAGTTGGTGAGTGCAGCGGCATCCGCTACACCGAGATTTGAAATAGTGGCGTTAGCCATTAGAGCAATCCTTATTTGAAAGGGTTATAAGAGGTATTGATGATTGCTCCCTCGTTTGTTCCTCACGCTTCACGCTCAAGGTGTCCGACGCATCGGGCTTGGGTTTCCTGTGGGTCAATCATGGGAACGTACAGCCGCCTAAAAAGGTCAGCACTGTAATGAAAAAAATGGGAGGGGAGATGCCTCTTTGTGTGCGGGCATCTTCTACCCTCCCTAGCTGCGCTGCGCTGCTATCGCTTACCGAAGACGTTCGAGCGTTGCAGCTTCTCAGCCACACCTTTTCGATACGCTTCGTCTTTCTTGTACCGGGGGTCTTTCATCGCTGCTGTTAATTCAGCGGATGAGTTGAACCTATCTCCCGTTACGCTGGATGCGGCCTTACCACCAATGAGGTTAGGCTCACTTCCCATCTGCTTGGTGAAGCGGTTGTGCAGGGCTTCTACAGCCCACATGGCTGATGCCTTACCATTAGAGACGGCGGCGTTGAAAGCATCTGCTTCTTCTTGGGACAGGTTATTACTAGCCCAACCCATCATCTTGCCATACTCTTCTTCGCCACCAATATGGCCTTTGATCTCAGTGACCTCGGCCTGTGTGGTTGCTTCGTTAGCGGCGGTTGTACTAGCCGTGCCAGCGAGGTACGACTCCACCATCGTTCGGGAATAACCCTGTTTCTCTAGTGCCTCATAGGCGCTCTCAGGAAACACCCCTGTAGAATGGAACTCTTCACTTACTGACTTGGCATCCATACCGGCAGCGTCGAAGACACTAGCCATCTGGGGGCCATAGGTATCAACCTCATACGCCTTCATCTCATCCGTCTTTGCTGCGGGGAAATGGGCGGTGGGGTCTACTGTTGGAGCATCGCCTTCGGGGGCGTCCTTGGCTTCCTCAGGGGCGGAGCCTAGCTTGCTTTCAAGTTCCTTATAAGCCGCCTCAAGGTCTTCGGCAGACTTAAACTTACCAGCGAGTAATTCATCCTGTTGCGCCTCTTCAACGACGGGGGCCTCAGGACCAGTAACTCCGCTCTGGATAATTGTCTCAGACATATTGTCTCCTAGTATTCTTCGATGACGTTGCCGGACGGGAGTTCACGCCGTGATTTAACAACGGGTGTGACCGGCTGTGGGATTACTTCCTCAGCCTTACCAATGACGTTGCCCATCGGGGACACCACGGCAATCGCCACGTCGTCACCTAGGTCCACCACCGGGGCAACCTCCTCGGCCACCTCCGGTGCTTCTACTTCGATCTTCTGCTTAATTGGCTTCTGAGCCATCAGGTGCTTCTCCTTCTAAGGCTTGTGCTTCCTGCCCACGTTGGAACATTCCACCAGCTTGCTTCGCTGCCTCAGGTCCGGCCACTGCCATCATCTGCTGCATCTGTGCTTGCTGTTGCGCCTGTTGCTGTTCAGCTTGGATTTCCTCTTTGGACTTAATGAGGCCAAGAGGATCAATGCCATCGGATACCGCGAGACGTGCAATAGCTTCGTCAGTATGGACGAACGCCTGTAGCGCCTCTGGTCCGAGGGTTTGTGCGAGGGTGCCTAGGAAGGCCACCAGCTTATTGCGGTCATGTCCGCGCCCGAGGGCTTCCAAGCCTGTCACGATGGACGGCTTCACGATGTCCTTAGGTAGTTCAGGCAGACGACCATCGCGTGTCAGCATGTGACGGCGGCGGTTGACGTACTTCAACTGGAACTCCTGCGACAGGATGGAGTACAATCCACCGAGGGTGCTTTCCAATTCGCCCGCCATGTACCTGATCTCTTCCGCTGTGACACGTTCCCCGTTCCGCTGGATGGCGGTGTTCAGGAGGAATGCGAACTCAAGACGCTGCTCAATACGCTGGGCTGCTTCATAAGCTGTACGGAAGTCGGCTGCTTTCTGCATCTGGAGGACGGACACATCATCGGCATTACCCTCACGGACTGCGAGGTTAGGTGCCTTAGAGATCGTGTCAGCACGGGTTACACCATTGGGGTTCACAAGGATGAGAACCTTGGCGGCGGCAGCGGAGCCATCAACGATAGCCTTGGTAAGTCCTTCGAGGGACTTGAGATCACCGAGGTATTCCTCGACGTAGCCACGCCCATAGTCCTCACCGTCAATGCGGGAGAACCGAAGGGGTATCCAAGGGCTGGTCTCTAGGGGATGACTGCCGGTCGTTCCGGGAATCTTCTCACCTAGGCACTCTTGATAGACATGCCACTCGTCGCCATCACGCTTGACGTGGGTGAAGATGTTGAACACCTTCTCACCATTCGTGCGCTTCTTGTAGTCATCCTTGGTCTTCAGCTTGGCGAGGAACTCAGGGTCCAACGCTGCGGGGGACACCTGTTCGTGCGTCACGAGTTCCAGAGGGTTACCCATAGGGTCCCTGAGGCAGACGTAGCGACCGAGGTGAAACACCCGGACCCCCTTGTCACCCACATAGAGCAGCGCATTGCCGCTTACGATGAGGTGCTTGAGGGCCTCGAAGATGGCGACACGATCGGAGGAGACTTCGATCTCCTGCATGATAGCCCGCTCAACTTTACTGAGGGCTGTCTCTAGTTCCGTCTTGAACTCTTCTGAGCCTTCAGCCTCCAGCACGAACTCATCGACATGGAGCCGGAAGAACGCTGCGTTGGGGGGAAGGAGAGCCATGAGTAGCTTGGACGCGAGGTTGTTCACGCCCCGCGCGCCGACACCTTGATAGGGGGTGACGACTTTGGTGACCTTCGTGGTGGTCTCTGAGGGGACCAGCATAGGCAGGGTCAGCTTCGCGGCATCCTCGGCACGGCGAAGGTAAGGCGCACGATCAGACTTTAGTTGCTGGTAACGGGCCTCTGCCGTTTCATGAGAGGATGGCATGTTGCTTCACCTTACTGTGGAATGTTTAGTCCAGCACCGCCAGCGCCACCAGGGACGTTGAGGTCTACACGCAGGGCTTGGGTGCCCGCAGTGTTGGCTAGTTTCTTCTGGTCATCTCCGGTACGTTTCACGCCTTCATCAACCTTGACGGCCTCTTGGCCGGGATCAGGGAGCGGTGGTGGCTTAACGGGTTCCGGGAGGGGAGCCGGGGGCGGGGGGGCCGAAGGGCCGCTGCTCATGCACATATTATTTCTCCAGTATGATTTCGTTCTGGCGTCTGTACTGGTCCAATAGGAACCGCACGAGCCTACGTTCGCCCGCCTTCATCCATATCTCTCGCTCTGAGTCTTTAGGATTGGGGGACATTTCAGGGAATTTCTCGTCCAGTATTCGTATCAACGGCTCTGGAATTGCCGGTAGTTTGATGTCGCTCATATTTGACCGCCTTCTTAGGGTGCAACTTAATTAAGAAAAAATAGAGGAACCCTAAGGTTCCCCTATAGTTTCAACGCGTTACTGATTACTCGCAGGTTTTGATCCCAGTGGCTGGGTCAATGAAGCAAGCCTCACCATCCGTCGATGGCTTGTCGTCATTGGAGTTCAGGATGCCGAAGCGTTTCCCGGCAGCACGGAACGTAGTGATGCCTTTGGCACCGCCCTTCCATGCGTCGATGTACACGTTCTGGAACTCGTCCCATGTCACATCATCACCCACATTGCACGTCTTCGAGACAGCACTGTCGATGTACTTCTGTGATGTGAGGAGAACACCTAGGTGATCCTGCACTGTGATATCATCCGCCCTTCTCCCATACACACCGAAGCGTTCGACGCCATAGTCGTTGATCTCCACAACGATAGGGCCATCCACAGTCTGGATGGTACGCATGGTGGAGTATGCGAACACAGGCTCGATACCGCTGGACACATTGTCCGCACATAGGGAGATCGTCCCTGTGGGTGCGATGGACAGGAGGTGTGAGTTGCGGATGCCGTAGCTTTTGATGTCCTGCTGGATATCCTCCGGCAGCGTAGAGACGAACTCACTGTCCTGATACTCAGGGGTGTAGAGTGGGAACGCCCCCTTCTCTATTGCCAGCGATACCGAAGAACGGTAGGCGGTGTCCCGGAGAACCTCCAAGACACTAGCGGTGAACTCAAGGAACTCAGGGGAACCATAAGGGAACCCTACCGCCTCACCAGCGTTAGCCAGACCAGTAACACCAAGCCCCATACGGCGCTTATCCTTTGCCTCCTTCTCCTGTGAGGGGAGCGGATAGGTGGCCCGGTCCACGATGTTATCCATGGCGCGGACAACTGGCGGGATATCCTTGCGGAACTGCATGTAGTCAAATGTAGGTACTGGGCCGCCGGAGGCTGTGCGCTCGGTGCGGATGTATCGGGCTAGATTGAATGAGCCAAGAAGACATGCTCCGTTGGGAGGCAGAGGCTGCTCCGCGCAGGGGTTGGTAGCTGCTATGTATTCACAGTAGTGGAGGTTGTTGCTGTCGTTGATCCGGTCTAGGAACAGGACGCCGGGTTCAGCCCAGTCGTATGTCCCACGCATGATCTCTTCCCAGAGCATCGTAGCACTTACCGTATCGTAGACCCGCCCGCCCCACTTGAGATCGAAGGTGTCACCAGACTGGACGGCCCTCATGAACTCATCGGTGATACCGACTGAGATGTTGAAGGCTGTCAGGCTGCTGCTGTTCTGCTTGGCATGGATGAACTCCCGGATGTCCGGGTGGTCAACGCGGAGGACACCCATCTGGGCACCCCGCCTGTTACCAGCGGAGGAGATCGTCTTGCACACTGCGTCGAAGATTTGCATGAACGACACGGGGCCGCTCGATGGTGCACCTAGGGAGACAATGCGGTCCCCCTTAGGGCGCAGCGTGGAGAAGTCATATCCGATACCACCCCCCATACGCATGGTCTGGGCGGCGTCGGTAGCAGCTTTCATGATGCCACCCATGCTATCGTCAATGGTGTCACTGACGAAGCAGTTGTAGGGAGTGACCTCGCGGGCTGCACCCATGCAGGACTGCACACGTCCCCCCGGCATAAAGCGCATGTTCAGGAGGATATCCTTGAACTCCCTGCGGTGAGCGTCGTCGTCCATCAAGGAAGCAGCCACGCGGCTCATTGCTTCCTCGAAGTCCTCCCCTTCCTGCCGGTACTTCACGGCGTGGGTCTGCTTGGATATTTCTAGGGTAGGTCCATAGCTGTTCTGGATATACATCAGTCGTATCCTTTAACCGCGGCGTATTCATCTTCGATTCGCGCTTTAGTTTCTTCGATTCCTGTGACTAGGATATCGAGTGCAGTAATTAGTTGGATGGCCTCATCGAGGTAGAGGTTGTGAAGGCATTGGAGGTGCAAGTCACTGTCATAGGAATCCATGTAGATGTCACCTGAATTGCTGGCCCCTACGACGATAGCGCCTTCAGTCGTTTTTACCGAGATGGTCATAGAACGTCCTCCCCTTGGAGTTGATTGAGGCGCATCTCTGCGTACCTCATGAGTTTCTGGATATCCCTGATCTCGCTCTCGGCTATCGTCAGGTCGTCATACTTCTTTGCCCCTGCTCGACAGCCATACTTGATGACATTGCCAAGCCAGAACGGGAGGCCATTCTTCATAATGAACTCGATAGGTTCGATGGGGTACTGGGTGTAATGTGAAGGTCGTACCACTAGGTCGATGCTGTCGGTGTCCACAGAATTGGCTCCTTGGTTTTGAAGTTGAAGTCGGAGGCCCGGAGGATTCTGGCACACCGCGCTTGAATGAGGGCTTCTTCCTCACCCAGCTTGGCCTTCTCATAGGTAGCCACCACGGCTCCCCACGTTGGGTCAGCTTCGAGGATGGCCTCGGCCTTCTTGGGGCCAATCCCCGGACAGCCTTTGTAGCCATCCGTGGTGTCCCCAGTGAGGGTCTGAAGCAGGTGCCAGTAGTCAGCCTCTGTCTCATCAACCTCGACTACGCCTTCGTCTGGGTGGGTGGAGCGGTAGTACGAACAGGGGATGGTCTTCATGTCCTTGTCGATGGACACGATGATCTTCTCCCCCTTGATGAAGGAGCCTGTCGCCATGATCCCGAGGACATCATCCCCTTCCAACCCGTCAAACATCCTGACCTCGTAGTTGTCGATCAGGTGCTGACGCATGGCGGGTAAGCAGATGGGCTTACGGGTGGCCTTGCGGTTGGACTTGTAGGTGGGCAACACATCCTTGCGGAAATTACCGCTCCCTGTCAGTGCGATGATCATCTCATCTGCTTCGAGGGTTTCCTTAAGATGCTCAAGATGTGCATCGAGGGCGACAATACCTTCAGCAGCGTCAGAGTGGAGCGTCCATAGGTCGTCGCCCCAGTCAGTCACTACCTCGATGGAGGCAGCAACTTGGTAGGCGTTGATGTCACCATCAATCAGCAGCGTTCTGGTCATACCTGTGCACCTCTGCATATGTTGAGATAAATGAAATAGCCTCCTCGGCGGTCATATCAAACCACTCACCCTGCCCTCGAACATCTGACGCACCATCATGGATGGCTGCTTCAAGTTCTCTCCGGTTGTCGGAGTAGGCATAGGCTTTGAGTTCATAGTCCCGGTAAGGGGAGCCGGTGTTGTAGGACCGTGAGCGATCAATGGGATCAATGGCTGATCCTATCTTCACCCACCCCGGCCACGCAGGGTTGGTAACGATGTAGACGAAGCCTTCCGCGACACCTGTGCGGTAGTTGTGTACTGCCTCGATCTCTGACCAGTGGCGGGCGTGGACCTCGGCAATAGTCATCTGACCATTACCGGGGTAGTCAGGGTGGGACGGGTACACCCGCCGCTTCACCCCATCAGCACACACCACTGTACGACGCATCAGGTTGTACTGCTGCTTCGTCTCAGGGTCATCCTTGTAGTACTTAGTGGGTGTCGGCCCAGTTGTTTCCGATCTTGAACTCCCCGTCGAGCGGGCACGAGAATTTGAAATGCGATCCGGCAGCGCGAATAGCGGCAACTGCTCTGCGTCCGATACCATCAGCGAGGTCCTCTCTGGTTATTAGCTGGAATTCATCATGGATGTGGGCGACGTTGGCGTAGTCCTCACCGAAGACATAGCCAGCCCTGCACAGGTCTTGATACAGAAGTACCGTGGCCTGTTTAACTACAAGCCCCCCGGCACTTTGCAGGAGGGTATTCAACGCGGCGTGTTCAGATCGGATGTATAGCTTGCGCCCATCCAACCCAATGAGGTGGCCGTTCTTCGTGGCCTCCCCTACAACCTGCTCACGCAGACGCTTGATTGCTGGTGTAGCCTTCAAGAACTTAGACTTGAGGGACTTGCCAACCTTGCGCTGCTGCTGTGCGGAGGCGTTCGGCTCAACGATTGAACCAATCTTCTGATCCCCTGCGCCGTAGAGGAAAGCATCGTAATGTTCGACAGGGGGCGTTACGCCCCTGCCCGTTCTCTAATGAACTGCTGCATGTCGCCATGCAGACCAGACTATATCTTCA